AGATGGCACTCATGGCAGAATTCGATGAGTGGTTCGATCCCAAAGAAGACCTTGAAGTTATTTCACTTGACGAAATTACAAAAGACGATTATGATGATTATGTAAAAGAAGAAGCTGCTCGAATAGCTGCTCCTAAAGTTGGTATTAGTCGATCAAATATAATTGGATCGGATACTTACGACCCACGGTTTGCACAAGCTTTAAATATTAAAGACAACCGTTTACCGGGAAACACTGCTCAAAGTATTTTAAATATTATTGGAGCAAGAGATTTCAATAAAAGATTTGCTCAAGGGATACCGTCTTTAAGTAGGCCTACTGATTTAATACCGCAATATGATGGAGGAAAATATTTTTCATTTGGTGAAAAATCATTAATGGAACCAAAAGGGTTATTACAGTTTCTTTTACCCGGTGGTTTTTTAAAACCTTTAATGGAAAGTAATATTTTATCTCAGTTAAAAAATAGATTTATTAACACTACTCCGCCAGTAAATAGAGACGGACAATACTTTAAAACAGCTATTTCTGTGGAGCCTACACGATCCGTTTATGACCCAACACAATTGCCCGTAACACAAATACCTACTGATGCAATGCTTATAGAACGTCAAATGGCAGGACAACCAATCCTTCAAGATATGTATAGGGATGCCTCTGGTAACATTACGTTAGACACCTATGCAGCCGGTCTACCTGAAGCTTTTGGAAATAGAATACAGTATGAACGAGCACCAATAAGAATGTTAGAAAGTAAAACTCCAAACATATTTTCCGGTAAGGTTAGGGATTATGGAACAGGACAATTTGATTTTAAAAGTCAAGACGATATTAGATTTGAACAACAAAACCGCAAATACAGGGCATAGAGGTAAATATGGATTTAGATAAATTAAGACAAGAGCTGGAATACGATGAAGGCGTAGAGTATAAAATTTACCACGACCATTTAGGTTATCCAACTTTCGGTATTGGTCATCTTGTTTTACAGTCTGACCCTGAGTTTAGTCAACCACTTGGTACACCTGTGTCTGAAGAAAGAGTAGCTGAATGTTTTAATCAGGATATAGAAACAACTATATCTGAATGTAAAATATTGTTTGATAATTTTGACGAGTTGCCGGAAGAAGTGCAAAGAATTATTGCCAACATGATGTTTAATATGGGCCGTCCTCGTTTATCAAAATTTAAAAAGTTTCATGCCGCTGTAGATGAAAATAATTGGGCTGAAGCCGCCGTGCAAATGGCTGATTCAAAATGGCACAATGTAGACGTACCCACAAGAGCGGGACGCTTAGTTAAAAGAATGTCAGAGGTATCAACTTAACCAATTTTTAGTTTCTTCTTTTAAAACTTGATCTGCCAAATTAATTTTATTTCTAAGCGCCTCTACAATCTTTTCATCTATAGTTCCGGGTGATATTAAATCTACATAAGTCACAGACTTTTTCTGACCTATTCTATGCGCTCTATCCTCTGACTGTAATCTACTCTCTAAATCATAACTGTTACTATAATATATAACAGTAGACGCTTGATTAAGTGTAATACCATATCCCCCAGTTTTAGGTTGACCTATAAAAAACCTTAACGAATCATTAGGATCCTCAAATCTTTTAACTATCTCCTGTCTATCTTCTTGTTTTGTTTGTCCAAAATAAGTTTCCACTGTGTCTTTCCCATACTCATCAACCAACCGTGTTTTTATTTCACCGATGCCATAAACATAATTACACCATATAATTACTTTACCACTTGTTTCCTGTATTATGTTCATAAGTTCATCTAATCTATGACTATCTAAAACTTCTAAACGGCCCTCGTCACTTTCTAAATAACCACAACAAATTTGTTGTAATCGCATCAACTGAGTCAAAATACTAGTGGTTGTTGCAAGCTCTCCTTTAGCAAGACGAGCTAGTGCGAATCGCCGCATTTCCTCATAAATTGTCTTTTGTTGGTGCGTTAAAGGAACATTTCTTCTAATGTAAATTTTATTAGGTAAGTCTAAACAATCTTTTTTTAATGTACGCGCAGAAAACCCTAGTAACTTTTCATTTAATTCATCTAAACGTCTGTAACCTACAATATCATTAAAGCTACGAGCACCAAATGTTTTGCGTTGCACCACAGCATATCTGTTTTGAAAAGCAAAATAACTTTCTTGACCTAACGCTTTAGTGTCTAAAAATTTACATTGTGAAAACAAATCCATCGGCGATTTAGTTACAGGCGAACCCGTTAATATTCTTTTATACTTTGCATATTGACCTAGCTGTAAAAGGTTTTTGGTTCTAACAGCTTGTCTGTTTTTAATCGTGGTGCTTTCGTCAACAACCATAATATTGTCAGGGTTTTTCTTTAAAAAATAATATGCCGCTTTTTTACCTCGTTCTGTGCTAAACGCTTCAACATTTACAAGAAAAAATTTTATGCCGGGTAATGTTTCAAATACTAATTTATTCATATCGGTTTGAAATGCTTTAGCTTTAGTGGGTTTCCAACTAACAATAAAACGCTCATACTCGTCAGGTAAATGATTCGGTATCTCTTGTTTAGCCCAATTATCGTAAACACCCTTTGGTGCAACTATTAAAGCCGAATCAATTTTACCCTCTAATTTTAATTTACCTATTGTGTCTATAATAACTTTTGATTTACCCAAACCCATTTCCATAAACAAAGCGTAATACATACGATCCCAACTCTCATCAAATATATCCTGCTGGTGTTTAAAAGGTTTTGTTTTAAATACATACATTTTTTTATCCTTTACTTGACAATATATTATATAACGCATATCTTCTTATATGCAAGACAATAATAAAGTCTTTAATCACGAACAACGGAGAATGACAAATGAGTGATTTATTACAACAGGTAGAAGCTGACTCTATGAGCGCAGATTCTATTAGTGATGTAAGCACCGACAAATTAAAAAGCGTTGCAGACATCGCACATAAGATAGCCTTAAAAGAAGACGAGGTATCGCAACTTGAAGAAAAATTAAAGTTTGCGAAAAAAGAACTTCTTGCCTTAACTGATGAAGATATGCCTTTGTTAATGGAAGAAATTAACTTAGAGAGTTTTACTTTATCAGATGGCTCTAAAATAGAAATTGTTCCTACTTATGGTGGCACAATTAAAGTTGCCGACAGACCAGAAGCACATGATTGGTTACGTCAAAACAATTTTGGCGATTTAATTAAATCATCAGTAGCGGCTGAGTTTGGCATGGGCGAAGATAATATAGCACATGATTTTTATGAAGCGGCTAGAGCAAGAGGCTTTACCGTAGATAAAAAAGAGATTGTGCATAGTAGCACTCTTAAATCATGGATAAGAGAACAAACTGAAGCCGGTCAAGAGATACCGCCAGTATTTGGTGCGTGGACAGGCCGTAGAGCTAAAATTATGAAAGGAAAGTAAATGGCAGAATCAGTAGTAAAAAAAGAACAACAGCAAGTTGCGACACTAGATTTTAGTATGGTGGAAGCCGACTCAGGTTTAGGTAATAAAGAAGTCGATCAAGAGACTTTAAGTATTCCGTTTTTAAAAACGAACTTATCGCCTGCCATATTAGATGCAAATAGAGGTGCACTAAAAGGTGATATGTATAATACGGTTACTGGAGAGATCTACGATAGAGATAAAGGCATTTTGGTTTTACCTTGTGTATTCCAAAGACGTTTTATTCACTGGTCTCCTCTTGGTGATGAGCAGAGTGCACCGATAGCTATCTATTCTACGAAAGAAGAATGCCCAGCCACAGAAAGACTTAAAAAGGATCAAGGTGATAATAAAGATTATCTTACCAATGGGTCAGGTCACTACATAGAAGACACCCATCAACATTATTGTTTGATTGTTAAAACAGACGATAAGGGTAACTATACTGGTGCTACAGATGCTGTTATGATTGCTATGAAAAGCACTTCTCTCAAAGCAAGTCGTAAATGGAATAGCATTATATCCACAAGACGTAAGCAGAAAGCTGACGGATCTATGTTTATACCACCAAGGTTTTTATATACCTATAGTCTTGGCACCTACATGGAGAGTGGACGTAAGGGTGACTATTTTGTTTGGGATATGAAGCTAAAAGAAGAGCTGACGAATATAAACCTTTATAATGAGGCGAAGGCTTTTGCTTTATCTGTTGAGCAGAATAATGTTGATGTGAAATATGAGCAAGATGAACCTCAAGCAGAAGCACCAAAGCCCGCAACACCGTCAAAAGCTGAAGATAAAAGCAATCAAGACGAAATGCCCTTCTAATGTGGGAAGCTTTTAGTTCAATATTTGATGGGCTAGAAGAAGCTTTTGGCACCTATAAGATAGATAAGACCCAGACTAATGGCAAAAAGTCTGGTAGAGCGGCTCTCGTAAGGGAACCACGGACTAAGGATCATTGGTTGGGTCATCTATCAGGTCAGGGAGATTCTTTAGGTATCATACCTATTAATGCAAACTCACAATCTAAGTGGGGTTGTATTGATATTGATACCTATCCTCTTGACCATAAAACATTAGTTGAAAGAATTAGAAAATTAAAACTACCCTTGGTAGTATGCCGGTCTAAAAGCGGCGGTGCTCATTGTTTCTTATTTAGTAGCGAATGGGTAGAAGCTAAAGATATGCAACAAACACTGCAACATATATCAGCCGCATTAGGATACGGACAAAGTGAGATATTTCCAAAACAGATAAAATTACATTTAGACAGGGGCGATGTAGGTAATTTTTTAAACTTGCCTTATTATGACGCTGAGAGCGGCCTTAGGTATGCAATTAAGGACGATGGTTCTTCAGCTACCCTAAAAGAGTTTATAGCGCTGTATGAGCGTTATAGGCTGACTAATGAACAA